CAACGCTTTGGGTCCAAGATTCTGTTGAAAAAATCAACCTTCCAGTCCAATTATGGGAAGTGGCTCCCGAATCGATCCCACCGAACGTATATCCATATCTTGTCGCTTGAGACTGTGATCCACCGGATTGATTATATGTTGCTGTTGTTAGATCTGTAGAAATATTTGTGATTGATTCTGTGCTATATGTGATTTTATTTATATCTGTATGAAATGATGCAAACCCACCTAGCCAATATCCGGCGTATCCCAACCACGGCCCGAATTGGAAATCACCTTGCTGATTCAATACTGTGAACGTGGTATCAGCAATCGTCGCGAGCAGCCTCAGCGAGCCTCTTGGAGATACTGAGGTTATCTGATCTGTCGTTGATTCATCGGCTGTCAGAATCGTTTGTGAATCGCAAAGTAATGAAAATCCAGCCCCTTTATTTACGATCTCAAGAATACTCCCCTGGGCGGCTGTGGCAGGCAGAGNAATATCTATTCGACCCGCTGACCCGTTAGTAATGTATCCGTTATTAACTACGGCATTCTGAGATGCCGTTATCTCTGTCCAAGGAATCCCCGGACTTTCGGAATTTATGAACCCGCTATCTTCACTATTGGCCCAATCTACCCAATCCGACACGAACTGAATCCAACGTCCAATCCAATAGAAGAGAAAATTAAACCAGCCATCTGGGGGCTTCTCAGGCGTGAGAAAACCCAGTGCGTTTTTAGATGTGCTGGGCATTAATCTCAATGCGCCGGTATCAGTAACAGCACCAGATCCGCTGGCTCCTGTTTCGTCAAGGCTGTTTGTTATTCTGAGTGTTGATTTCGTCTCTATCCAATTATCCGTGTCATTGGCTTGGTAAATGGCTATGTTGTCGCCATTGTTATCAGCATTGGTGAATCCAGTTACAGTTAGTTTGTGACCCGGAAGAACAGCACTTAGGTTGGCTGCATTGCACTGATAACGGATTAAGCCGTATGTCACCCGTCCCTCAGTAATGTTTTGCTGCCAGGTGGCTGCCGTGATTGTTAAACCAGAGACTATTGAACTCCCTGCACTTGTTGCCCAGGCTGGGATCGTAGTTGGTTTTGTTGGTGCTGGCATTACCCAGATCCTCCTATCTGTCCCTCATCAAAACCAAAGGCTCCGCCGTCGCCAAGGAACCCAAACGGTTGGTCAGTGTGTTCGGAGATGTCCATAGCTACCGGTGCTTTTGTCTGCATCAATATATCCCTCATATCAGCACTATTTATCAAAGGGGTTGGCTGATAATTAATAACAATAGCAGCAGGATAGACATCATAAACGTGCGGATCTCCGGTTTGAAGGGCTCCAAGCAACCCTAAAACATTCGATTCCATGCCGCTGCTGGTATTTGCCGCTATCTGGGCGTAAACGAGCGCTCTGTATGCGTTGTCATCTGTCACAGCGGGGCCATAAGCTGGCCGTGGACGGCCAACCAGTTTTCCTGTCTGATCCAGTTGCCAGCCTATGGCGTTTGCAATATATCTGGCCGAAATCGTTGCGATAATAGCTGTTTCTAGTTCTTGGAGTTCGGCCAAAAAAGCCTGAAGTACCGCCATAAATTTAGTGGCTTTTTGCAATTTGGCCAATGGACGTTTACTGCCATCTTCAACGATTGTTGTTATTTCTGTAATGTTATCCATTTTTAACTATTCACTGTTATTTGTTCGGCTATTATAATCACGGTTTCAGTGGGGTCTATCGGGATATTGTCGGTGAGTGTCGGCGGGTCTGATAGCCCTTGCAGAACTTCTATTTCCTCTATTCCTGGGATATCTCCGTTTGCAATTACTTGGATGAGTTTATAGTTCAGCAAATCCTCACCATGTGTGAATTCCATTGCAATTAGGGCTAAAACTACCAAGTCATCCCCATCGACAGGATATGCCGCATTGGTGACGAGATTGATGATTAGCCAGGGATTGATTTCTGTCACTCGATCGAAGTAAATAGTTTTAGGAAAACCGCTAGAATTTGTATAGGTGCCTGACTCTGTTCCGTTTGTGGCGATTCCTGCGGGTTTGTATTTCCCAATTGTGTCTACTACGTCCTGGTCAGTACCGCCAACAACCGTGAATAACATGCTGTTGGGCTTTAGTCCATCAACCGCAACATTGCTGTCGTTCTCGGTGGCAGCAACGTAGACCACATCATTGACCTGTAGTAATTTTTCTTTGACAGCCTCGGTTGTTCCGCCTTGTGCCACCTTCAGTTCTACTGAGCTACGCAACCGGAATTCGCTGTCAGTCTCAGTATTGCGACCTGCTGAGGCATCAGCCAAGTTAACAACCCCGTCCCATTTGGAAACAGGGGTATTTATTGTGTCAATGCTCTGCCCGCTTGCTGTGAACGGCCCTTTGTTTAGGCTCCGTGCATCTACGCTAATATAGCCATTGGTAACGGTTCCTATGGCTGGGCTTCCCGTTTCGTTGCCACCTGCGTCGCTTCGTTGCGGATTGGTAACGTCCAAGGATTTCGGGGCAACATTATCAATTGTGGTTACGGCAAAGGCTCCGTTATTGCCGTTAGTAGTAGCCCCAGAAACAATCAGCAAATCATTGATGGTCACTCCTGATAAATCAGTACCAGATGGAACGGCGTAACGTATCGTATTCGCACTAATCCAGGTGATGTCACCAATGTCGATGTCCTCGATCAGAGTGACAGGTGCCGGTATTTCTGCATCGTCCAGCGTTTCCCATTGCGTCCCTGTTGCGCTTTGGCTGGCCTGGTTCCCAGCAGGGACAGACACTAACTCGTTACCAACCGTCCAAAGAACCAGTCTCACCGTGCTATATTCAGCAAGTAACCGGGCTTGAGAAACATAGGCGAATAGATTATCCAGGCTCTGACCGCTGGCTGTATCTCTGTTTCCAGATTGAGCGAGAGCATCCCAGCCCTCCCATAGTTCTATAGCCTCAGCCGCAAAAGCGTCAATCAGATTTCCAAAAACACTGCCAGGTGCAGTACGGACATTGCCGAACCCAGGTATAGCCCGTATTCTGTTTTGGATATCGGTTCTGATCTGTGAAGCTGGTTTGAGTAGTGGCCCAGTATCCAGCAGCCCGTAGCTCATACGCTTAACCCTATCTCACCATGTATTGTATTTAGCGTCATTGTTCCTGTCAGTTTTTTTTTGTCATTATCTGGTACCATTTCTACGTTGGATATCCCTATTAGCTCCTCAGTCACAGACAAAGAACGACGTATTTCTCGCTCTGCTCTGGCTGCTGATGGCGTTTTGGTCAGAATTTCTGTAATGATTTTTGTGCCGAATTCGCCGTCAATAAAATATTCTCCGTAAAGAGCGCCAAGTGTAAGCCCTGCGCTTTGGGCTACCTCTTCAGCAGTATCGGTTACAGCCAATTCCTGACTGGGATCAACAGACAGATCCCAGTCGTCACCCAATTTTAAATCAATCATTGGTGAACGCCTTTGCGCTGCCAACGCTGGGGAGAACGCCGACAGGCGGTATGCCAAACATTCCGCAAACCAAATCCAGCTTTATTTGTAATGTGGTCAAATTGGTGTCGGTAGTTGTCCCCTTGGCTACGGCTGCACTCGCCCCTTCTGTACCGATTTCTAATTTATCGCAAACTACGGACACAGCCCCGTCAGGGGTTAGTATTAGCTGATTGCCATCTTTGTGAGAGAGATAAAACTTTTCGTCATCTTTTCCCGCAACTGTGTTTTTTTCGGGAAACAGCCCTGCTAAAGCGATTGCGTCACCCTCATCGTGGGTAGCTAATAGCCCCGGAGTAACGGTCGTTTTCCCGTCGGAGACAAACCACTCATCAATGGGTCGCTGACAAAACAAGAGCAAGACAGGGTCTCCCTTTTTTAGTTTTGCATGAATGCTCCAGCCTCCATATCTGGGAAAAAACACAGGAACGCTTTCAATCTGTGCCCAGTCAGTGTTTTCAGGTTCACCATCCGTATCTAAATAGTCAGTGAACGGAATGGTTACTTTTGCCGTCCTGGTTTTTGCGTCATACTGTTCAATATATGCTGGGATTGTCGTGTTGATGGTGCG